AATATTTCACCAGTAGCTCAAACTTCATCTACTGATGCAACATCACCACAAGGTAATCTATCTGCTATAGGTACTTCTGTAATTTCTGGACATTCATTTACTAAGAGTGCAACAGAACATTGCATTCTTATCGGGCTAGTTTCCGTAAGAACAGCGTTAACATATCAGCAAGGTTTAAACCGTATGTTCTCACGTGCAACAATTTATGATTATTACTGGCCTACTTTGTCAACTATTGGTGAACAAGCTATACTTAATAAAGAAATCTATGCTGATGGTTCAGCCACTGATGATACCGTTTTCGGTTATCAGGAAAGATATGGTGAATATCGTTATAAACCATCATTAGTTACCGGTAGATTTCGTTCAAATGCTACTACATCTTTAGAAACTTGGCATTATGCTCAAGATTATTCTGCTTTACCTGTCCTTGGCCAATCTTGGATCCAACAAGGTAAAGCCAATGTACAAAGAACACTTGCGGTAGCAACAGAACCACAATTCATCTTTGATTCATTATTTAAACTACGTTGTACACGTCCTATGCCTGTAACCTCAGTACCAGGTGGTACACATTTTTAATGTCAAATTGGAATCAAATTATTCAAGGATTTAATCCACTCGGTTTCGTTGGTGGATTATTTGGACAAAGAAAACAAAATTTAGCCTCTGCTCAACAAGCACAAAGACAAATGGACTTTCAAGAAAGAATGTCCAATACTGCAGTACAGCGCCGAATGGCGGATTTAAAAAAAGCAGGTATTAATCCTATACTTGCTGGCTCAAAAGAAGCCAGTTCCCCAGGTGGAGCAATGGCCCCAATGGGAAATTTAGCTGATGCCGCTTTTAGAGGTTCTAAAACTCGTGCAGAAAAAAGAAATCTTGATATGACATATAATTTAATTGATGCGCAAACAACATCTGCACATAATGCGGCAAAATTAAGTGGTGTTCAAGGTAATGTATTAAAAGCACAGGCAAAGTTGGCTGATATAGACACTGAAATTATGTCATCTTCTGCTTTTGAAGCCGCTCGTGCGGCAAAATTATATGCTGACCAATTTGCAACAATTGGAAAAGCAGTAATAGGTGGTGTTGGTTTAACTAAATTAGGTGGAAAAAAACCAAGAGGAAAACCACCAACTGCTGGTACTCCTGCTGGTTTTAGACATGCTGTGTTTAATCCTAAAACTGGTGAAATAAGATGACTACAAAAAGAAAAGCCAGTGGTGTAAGAAAACGTACTTTTCGTTCCGCATATGATGTCGGCACACAGGATTATTCTGAAATACATAATCCGAAAGATGCTCTGACAGAGCAATCTCATCAAAACGAATGTGATATTAATTTAATATTAGCACAGTTTATGCAAACTGGATTAATGCCTAATATAAAAAACAATAACCCTCAGTACGATGATGTATCTGAGATAGACTTTCAGGATATACAAAATCAATTAGCGAATGCAAAGACGTTATTCGAAGAATTACCGAAACATGTGAAGGATCAATTCGATAACGAACCTTTCAAATTCTTACAATTCGCAGAAAATCCTGAAAATAATCAAGCCCTGGTAGAGATGGGACTTGCTAATGCTCCTGAAGAAGAGCGTTTAGCTCCGTCTTTAAAAGGAGAAGACGAGAAGGAAACTACGTCCCTTCCGTCCGACAAGTCGGATAATTCCGACGCGTCAGAACAGTTGACACTTGATACAACTGTAACGACTGACAGACGCAAGTCTGGAAAGTCGTAAAAAAAACTTAACTTATGGAGAATAACATAATGAGAAGAGCAAGAAAAATGAATTTCAGAAAATCTAAGAGACTCTTTACGAGAACTGCTCGTAGAACTCATAAGAGAAATTCACTTAGACACCGTGGCCGACCTATGAGGGGCGGAATTAGACTATAACTTTAAAAGGAAACTACTATGCCATGCTTCCACCCACAAAAAGTCTGGAAAACAGACGAAGGAATTAAATTTTATAATCCTTATTCCGATAATAGAAACCATAAAGGTTTCAAAATAGCTTGTCGACAATGTACTGGTTGTCGACTAGAACAATCTCGTCAATGGGCAATGCGAATATTTCATGAGCAATCTTTATGGCCCAATAATATTTTTATAACATTAACTTACAATAATGAAAATTTACCTATTTTAGGTAAAAAAGGTAATCTAATAAAAAAAGACTTTCAAGATTTTATGAAACGTCTTAGAGAACCTAATCAAGAACTTAAATGGTATCCTCCAAAAAAAATCCGTTATTTTCACTGCGGTGAATACGGAGAAAAAAACGATAGACCACATTACCATGCAGTATTATTTAACTGCAATTTCAATGATAGAAAACCATTAAAAGGCTTTAAAGGCCTTTCAACTTCAAAAACCCTAAATTCTATTTGGGGTAAAGGTTACGAAACTATTGGTGATGTAACATTTGAATCAGCCAGCTATGTTGCTGGCTATGTACAAAAAAAAATAAATGGAAATCTTAAAGAATCTCACTATGCAATTATAGACTCCAAAACTGGAGAATATTTCGGTCAACGGCAACAAGAATACTCAACAATGAGCCGTAGACCTGGCATAGCAGGTCTATGGTTCGCCAAACATAAATCAGATGTTTTCCCATCTGATAATATACATATTAATGGTCGTGAAATGCGACCACCTAAATATTATGATAGACTTTATGAAATTGACCAACCGGAGGTTATGGATGAAATCAAAAAAAACCGTCAAGAGCATTTTAAAGAAAATGCTCACTTATATACAAAAGAAGCTCTCGCGCAAGCGAAGCTAAATCATAATGCTCGTATGAGCATATTTAAAAGAGGAAAACTATGAAAATGCAACTTTATACAATATTCGATAAAAAACTCGAAGCCTATCATCAGCCATTTTGTTTAGAAAATGATAATATAGCTTTACGTCAGTTTCAAAATATGGCAAAAAAAGAATCAACTATTGCTGATAATCCAGAGGATTATTCACTTTGGCATACTGCTACTTTTGAAACTACTTCAGGTGAAACCGAAACTTTCGATCCTAAATTATTAGCAAAGGCTCATGAGTTTGTGATAGAATCTGATTAATTTAACATAATAGTATTTATAAGAAAATATCATGAGAAATCCACACAAACATAACACACGTATTAATTCAGCATCTTATAAGCAATTTGTTGAAGTACCACACGCTGATATTCAGCGTTCAACTTTCGACCGTTCACATGGCGTCAAGACAACTTTTGACGCAGGAGAACTTATTCCTATTTATGCTGATGAAATGTTACCAGGTGATACATTTTCTTGTAAATTAACTGCCTTTGCACGACTAGCAACACCTATACATCCAACTATGGACAATGCGTTTATGGATACGCATTTCTTTTCAGTACCTCTTCGTTTGATTTGGTCTGATTTCGAAGAATTTATGGGTGAAACTAAAACTTATACTGCTTCTGGATCTGCTAGATTAGATGAAACACCAGATTTCACTGTTGCTGCACCTGTAGCACCTACTATAACCGCAGGAGTTGGTGGAGAAGCTGAAGGTTCTTTAGCTGACTATTTAGGTATTCCTACAAAGGTTGCAGGTTTAGAATTCTCTGCTTTATGGCACAGAGCCTATACTTTAATATGGAATGACTGGTTTAGAGATGAAAATTTACAAAAACCTGCTACTATGCTTACAACGTCTGGTGCTGATGCTACTGCTTATTCTATACTTAATCGTGGTAAAAGACACGATTATTTTACTTCAGCATTACCTTGGCCACAAAAAGGTGCTGATGTAACTTTACCATTATCAGGAAATGCTCCAGTTAAAGGTTTATTATCTTATGGTTCATCTACAACTACTGGCCCAGGTTGGTATGATTCAGAAGGTAATGCGTCATCAGGTCAAACTTTTTATGAAAATAGATCATCTCTAACAAAATTTTTAGGTTTTGAAGGATCTGCTTCTAATGTATTAGATGTTTATGCAGATCTAACTGATGCAACTGCCGCAACAATTAATCAATTACGTTTAGCATTTGCTACACAAAAATTCTTAGAACGACAAGCACGATCAGGTTCTCGTTATATCGAGGTAATTAAAGGTCATTTTAATGTAACAAGTCCTGATGCTAGACTTCAACGTCCAGAATATATTGGTGGTGGATCTTCACCGGTTAATATTTCACCAGTAGCTCAAACTTCATCTACTGATGCAACATCACCACAAGGTAATCTATCTGCTATAGGTACTTCTGTAATTTCTGGACATTCATTTACTAAGAGTGCAACAGAACA